TACAGTTAAGTTAAGGCGTGTAACCATGTCGTAACACGAGTTGTTAAGGACAACTGACCACATACACTATACAGTGCTAAGTGGTCCCTTGATTGAAAACAGAATTTTTAGAAATTCAACAAGAGGGGGGGGAGAGGGAAACTAGAAAGTGAAGTTTCCTGAAAGAATGGGGGAAACTAACTTGAATCCGGTAGTGAGGTCATCGGTCATATGAATGAAGAATCGAAGATCTCCGTTGGCAGAAGCGCCAACTTTGGACAAGAACAGTTGCGTCAGAGAACTAGGATCTCCGAAACAAGAACCGGTGCCTGTGGCACCTTCTTGATTTTGGTAAGGTATCGTTAAAGAGCCCTGACCATTGTCAGTGGTTTGAATCGGGATCTGGGCGAGTTCCCAGTTGCCACCAGCTTCGCGACCGAGGGTAAAACAGTTGTTTGTTCCAACAGATAGATACGAGATAATGAAAGCTCCGCGGAAATAGCGGAACTTGCGGAGGATGTATGCAAGGTTGAAAGAAGACGTACTATTGTAGAAGGTCTTGAGGCCAGGGACACTGAGATCATCAGTCATGACGTAGCTGCGTCTTTTGGCACATTCGCGCAGGGACACCACATTGTCTTCATCAATGATTCCTTGTTGGACTGCTGAAGTAGTAGCGCCGAAAGCTCCTTGAGCGAGAGTCGGCGAGTAAAGTGCAGTAGTAGTAGTGAGGCCCGATAGGCAAGGCGAACGATAACGCGCGAACTTGAGGGAGACACCACCAGCTGAATACACTAAACAATCAATAGCTGCAGGAACGGATGAGGTGTTATTGACGATGGGCGCCAAACACCATACTGAGAGGAAACCGTTTGACATGGCAAGATCAGTGTCGGCATTGTTGGGCACACGCATAGAACGATAAGGACTTTTGGAAATCCAAGGGACAATCATATCTATTGAGCTGGTGCCTGTGATGTCATACTTTTCTTGGCGGAAGTCTTGCGAGTAAGTTACAGGGGCGGAAGGGGTCCACACGATGGCAAGGCGGAAGGTCTGAAATTTCGTGGAAGCGAAGACGAACTTATAGTTCAAGTCACCGGTCCACGCTGTAAAGAAAGACGCAGCGTAGCCGAGATGTGACCCGAATCTTTGAGTACCGAAACCAGCAAAGAATTCCATGGGATTGACTGGTATTTGGAAGAGTTTGGTTCCGTAAACAGCAGTAGTAAGGGTTGTAAATGAGGAAATGACTGTGGGGGAGCGAGCCATATCATAGAGGGATAGAACGTCTGCCTTTTCAGCGACAAGTAAAGGGTCACTTGCCACGAGGGGCTGAATGTTAGTGGAGAGGGGTTGAGACATCTCCACTCCATGAAATGTATTCGCATAGTGAGAGTTGCGCGAGAGCATGTACTGGGGAGTCGCGACAGCGGGTGGCTTTGATAAACCAAACCAACTGAAGACGGTAGCCGCAGCACTAGCCACGACGTTAATTCCGGCGGCGATGGTGCCGACAAGAGGAATAGGCGTGAGGACTGCGGATATGTCGCGTACAGTTTCGGCCACAGACGTGAGAGATCCTTTTTCAGATTTCTTACTTGCTTCTTGTTCAACGGGACTATGAACAACTTTTCCAGGACCTTGGCAGACAATCCGCGGAAAGGCAATAACAGCGTCGTTTTGGGCAGCATCAGCAGGAAGAGCGAAGCCACCTGTTCCGACTTGATCATGCAACTTAGGCTCAATGAGCCAAGCTTCAATGGTAACGGTAACAGAAACATCTGTTCCGACTAGGGAATCAGAGCGAAGGGGAAGATGGGGATACAAGCAAAGGAAGCCAGAGGGGCGACCTACGTAAGTAGATTCTATCTTAGGGTAAGTGAACACCCAAGGAAGTTCCATCTCGATCACTTCACTAGACGAAGCGTCAATGTAGACGGACTGGAACTGGGATAGTCCCTGGGAATTTCTCCAATGCGTGGAGAGAATATCACCAGGAACGAAGTGAGCTCCCAGAAGTCCTTTATACATAGCGGTCGTATTGACAGTGAGTCTGACTCCGATTGATCGGTAAGAGAGGTATTTGTAAAGGTTCAGCGGGACAAAGGCGCCGAGTTGGGTGAGTAGCATATTGAGTACGGGAAGATTTCGTATAGTGGCAGTATTAGTGCTCCATGTGAAGGTTTCCAGTAACCGTACACGTTCAAGCAATTCGGTTGGAGTGTCATCAGGAAAAGGCGAAGGCAACTTTTTGGTTTGGGGGGCAGTAGATGTGGGAGATAGTGTAGGGCCACCTTTATCACCAAAAGAGGAAACGTCAGAGGATGTGGCAGTTAGAGAACTGTCGTAAGAAGAAACTTGTTCTTCATTTTTGTCGATGTGAGATGAATTATCATGTGTAGCGATTCAAGTTTTAGGAAGTGCGATGAATCAGAAGCACTTCCGAGTTTGTTGCCGCAAGTCTTGCACCTGGCGCGGCGAAGAAGGTCAGGGGATACCTTCATTTACCAGGGCATGTGGGGCCGAAGCCCCTAGACGTAACTAGCAAAATCCACAGGGATCGTAAGATCCATGTTGGATTCCCGGAATACGCACTCCATAGTTGTGGCGAGTCTTGTAAACTCAAGCCTACCGTGAAGCGCGATTTCCGTTAGCATGTTACGTGCAGTGGAGTTGTACAATGATGCAGAAGTGAGATATTTCTTATAGATGTAGTTCAGCATATCGTAGATGTGGTCAATTTCAAGTGCGAAAACAACGTGCCCGTCAGCATTTTTGAATATGCGACGTTTTAGGAACGTGATAGATTCGGGAGGAACGATCTGGTCGGCGGGCCAGTCTTTAACACAGTGAGTGGCTTCGAGGCCAAGTGACAAGTAGAGAGCAAAGAATTCTGCACCAGAGATAGTGAGAAGTTTCTTAGGAATAGCAATCCACGAGTCGTCACCGTAATAAAGAGCGAAGATTCCGCGCTTGATTTGACGAGGGGCGAGTACCTTTGAGGTGATACCTGCTTTCTTTTGGTTCTTAGAGTGTTCGTGTAATGCACAAATCGTGCAAGTTTCGAGGACCCATGAATTAAAGTGAGCGGTAAAGAAAACACCTGAAGGCATTCCGTTCGCGTCGAGGACGTAAACGATGTGGCCTGAAACATGTTTGGACGTGTAACAAGCTACAATGAAGGTGAGGCGAGCAGTGTCATCAGAAGGGTTATTATACCATTTATTGACAGAGATTCCGACACATTTTGCGTGTTTGAGATGTTGATGATAGTCAAAACCTCTTTGGTCATGGGCATGAACGACAAATTCTTCACTATAAAGCTGGGAAAAGAGAGCTTGAGTGGAGAGATCTTGAGGAACAGTGCCTACGGCGCAAGACGAGAGTCCTGGATAGAGCATCCGAGACTCATCGCTAGCAGCGATAAGAGAACCAAAGAGCATTCGACCAATAATGTGGCACGCAATGGGGGCAGCCATGAAAACACGAGATTTTCCAGCGGCAATTTTGTCGAGAGGACGGAGTTCATCTTTGAGTTTATCAGCGAAGAACCAATCAGGAACGATTCCGTTACGGAGATCTTCGAGATCTTTATCTAGGGCAGATTGAAGATCAGGATGAAGAACAACGAGACCGTTCTCTATTTTGACAAAGAAGCCTTTGGTGGAGTCTTGTGCTTTTCTGGCATCTGGATGGTGAGTCCATGGATAGCCCGGAGAAGTGTCGAGAACCATTGGAGGTAGAGAACCTATTCCAAGAACAGCTTCGGAGAGTGTGAGCGTACGTCGAGGGACGGATGTAGACTTGACATATTTAAATATCTGATCAGCACACTCCTGGAAGGAGGAGGGAAGGTCATCAATCATGATTTTTATCATGTTCGAGTATGCAGTGGATAGTGGGTCCACCTTGCATCGGGAATCATGACAACTCATGACAGCTGGTTCGCGTTTGGGTTTTCCAAATTTGTTGTAGAAGAGAGAAGGAACGAGTTTACTCTTTCGGGGGATATGATCTGCAGGAGAGACAATACCTACGAGTGTAGCTTGGGGAGGGCAAACTAACAAGTGGGCAAGATTGTCTTTTGCAGCAATGGCCTGAGTTTCGAGCATCTGAGGTGACGCGGGAGTGACTCGGACTGCAAATCCTTGAGAGTGAGTAACTTCTGACAACAATATTGAAAGTAACTCTTGAGTGACAAGAGTGTATTGGGAGCAAGTGTCGTTTCCGGCACAATGGATTCCTAAAAGATTGCGACAAGCAAGGGTGTTGGAGAAAGTGGCTACTAGAGTACCGCAATCACCGGCAATTCCTGGAAGAGGGAGGGACAAACCAAATGGATGGTAAGTTTCAGAGTCTTCATCAGAGTAAGCGATGATATTGGGTTCTTTGTAATCAAGAGACCATTCAAGAGAGACAGGGTGTCTTTCTTGATGAATGGCGCGGCAATAGCCGCTTCCAATTTGGAGCAAGTCGTCGTCTTTTATGAAACGGTGAGTAATGTCAGGGAAAGGGGGAATAGTTCGAGGGAGTTCGAGAAGGCAGAGATCGTCTTCAGCGTCATCCACACGGATAATTTCTTTCACCTTAACAACGTAGTCACCAGTATGAGTGGAGATTGTAATAGTTTCATAGGAATCGAGGCTTTTGAGCATGTGGAAGTTGGTCAGAACAAATCGTTCTTTGAGACCAACAGCACGAGCTCCCGGAGTGTAGGGGGAGGAGTGGATGTAACAATAGGAAGAGTTAGCAAGGGAGGCGAAGTTAGGGTCATGAGCTTGAGCTTTGACAACTCGAGTACGGCCGAGGGCGGCGTTTCGAGAGGAAATGACTTTGGCTTTTCGGATACGGATGCGTTCTTCTTTGTCACGAGCACTCTGAGCGTGAGTGGGGGAGGGGGAAGTTTGTACGTTAATAACAGTTGGAGTAGCAGCGAGAATGGTTTTGAGAGCGACCATAATCGTAACTGAAACAGCTGCGATAGACATACACGTTGCGAAGATAATTGTGGCAGAAGCCGACAAGAAAGTATTGAGAAGGGAAGTACCATAAACAAAGGGATTGAGATAAGAGGCATAATAGTACATGCTTTTCAAAATCATATTGATATTGGGACAGTATTTCCTATATTTCTTGGGGATAGGGTCAGGTTTATCATCTTCGTAAACTCCGTATTTTTCGAAGAGAGTTCGGCGATCTGTGGTCAGACGCGCGTACTCTCGTTGCAAAACAACACGGAGTGCGTTGTCACCGCAAGCGGTGGCGTAAACTTGGGCGAGGGGGTAATCATTGAAATCTTCAGGAGGAGAAGCAAGATTGAACTGAGGAATCCAGTTGGCGTTGTCGAGATTTTCAACAGCGTCTTCTAGAATTTCTTTCCAGGGTTTAGTGCTTGCGCATTCAACTCTGAGTGAAGAAGAAAACTTGACGAACAAGCGTTCTTTAACGTAAGAATCAGTCAAACCTTGAGCTCTAGGGAGAGCTGCGGTTTCGAGCAAAATGGCGTTTTTGAGGGCGTCATAATTATCTACGAATCCGCGCTTCTCATCGAGAGTTTGATTTCGTTTGAGAGTGTGGTGACGCATGCGGGTAAGGCGTGCGCGGGCGAGATGCCCGAGAAGATCGTGAAGGGACATACGATTGGGAGCAGCATTAGGAGCGTCTGTAGGAAGGACGACGTCGAAAGCATAAGCTCGCCAGTCAATATTACCAAGA